TAACCATAGTATTGTTTAATGATTTCAAGGTCTGTGACTTTATCCTTTCGGAGCCAGGGACTGAATCTCTTCTTTTTCCTAAGTGTATTTAGATAAAAAGAATATTGGAGGTCTTTATCTAGATGATGATTAATGTTCATTTCGTTAACAAACATTATACAATCAAGATTACCTGATAGACAACGATTGATAATATATGGAGGATAATCCTTCTTTACATCAGGATCTTCCATCAAATTTTCTTTAGTAAAATTGATGGAGTTTAACCAATCTTTTAATTCAATACTCATAGTCTTGTAACTTCCCAATGTATTGATAGATGAGATCCATCTTAAATTCATATGTATGTCCTTTCTCATCCTGTAGATAGAAAGGCATATTTGGATAAAGAGATCTGAAGTAATAGTATTGATTGATCATCATGTAATCATCATCAATCCATCTCTCTCTTTCTAGTTCTTCTTCAATCATATCGAATCAAGGATCTAACTGGAACATTAGGAATATTATCTCTACCATTTAATTCATTTAACTCTATTATAAACCCACAACCTACCACCAGACCACCTGCTTTTTCTATTAAGTTTACTGACGCATTTACTGTTCCGCCAGTAGCAAGTAAATCATCAATCAATAAAACTCTAGGATTTCCTTGAAGAGCATCTGATTGAATTTCTAATCTATCCTTCCCATACTCTAAAGTATAATCCACACCCAATACATCACCAGGTAATTTTCCTTTCTTTCTAATAGGAACAAATCCAGTTTTTTGTTGTGTTGCTAAAGCACTTCCAACAATAAATCCTCTAGACTCAATACCAACAATAATATCAGGTGTGATCTCCTCACAGAAGAAACCTAACTGTGTAATAACTTTACTCCAACCTTCAGGACTTTTTAGGAGAGGTGATATATCTCTGAAGAGAATTCCTTTTTTAGGAAAGTCTGGAATGTCTTTGATGTATTCGGTTAAATTCATGATAATGCAAGTTCAAGTGGGGTTTGTGGAACAATAGAATAATTGGTGACTAACAATTCAGTTTTAATGTTTTCATCAGTACCCTTATCTCCACGATGAGCCATGGAGTATCTAAGTTTCCATTTCTTAAGATTATAATTTTGATATAACTCTATCAGTCTATCATTAACATTATAAGTTATCATAAACTTGTGGACACAATTATAAACGTCATCAGCAAATCTATTATGGTCAAATGATTTATGCATCTCACGATTCTTTCCATATAGAAAATCCTTTATATCATAAGGAGGATCTAGGAATATAAATGTATCACTTGATCCATGTTCTTTCATTACTTGTGAATAATCAATATTAGTTATTCTCCAGTTCTTAATTAACTTAGAAAATTGTGCTAGTTTATCTGCACCAACAAGAGAGAAATTAGAATTAGATGCAGTCTGTGAAAATGTGCTGTTCTCTGTAAGTCCAGAAAAACTACACTTATTCATTATAAAAAATGCTACTGCCTTTTCAAAATTATCATAACTATCAATCTCATCTTTATACTTATTAAACAGTTCTTTAGCCTTCTCGGTTACTTTATCCCTATCACCTGCGTCTAACGTCCTCTGCTTCTCTTCTCGCACCCTCTCAGAGAGTTCCTCACCCCTATCCCGTAATTGTGTCCAGAAGTTATATAAAGGCACATAAAGATCATTAATCCAAACTGGAATGTCTGGATACAATTTTGTAATTTGAATAGCAATAGATCCACCACCAATAAATGGTTCTCTATATTCTGATATGGTTTGAGGAAACCAAGGTGTCAAAGTTTTGATTGCTTTTGATTTGCCGCCAGGATATCTAAGCGGAGTCTTCAGAGCTTTCATCATCATGTGAATGAGTTAGTTTACCAGACATCTCATATGCATCCTTACTGCCACCATGACCATGTGCTATGCCTAGTTCATGCATCTTAGCATGTTCATCAATAGTATCTCTTAATTCTACTTTACCTGGTCCGAAAGTCAAGTAAATTCCATAGACCACAAGAACCAAGATCAATACTCCCATGAAAACTGCGAAAGCAGCACCACCTTGCAAATTGCCGTGTGGTATTAAATTAGCAAACATCAATAAAACCTCTCTTTGTTGTATGGTGATGCAACTTCTACTTCAATAGCATCAAATATTCTAAGTAATGCTCCTGCATATGCTCTGTATCCTGCACCAACATATACTTGACCAGCAACTACAGAAAATGTAGCAATACCCCAGAATAGATAATAGAATCTAGATTTAACTTGATTCCTCACTTTTTCTTTTGTGATCATTTTAAAATCTCCTTAACAGTATAATAAACAAAAAAGATTGAACTAGTTCCACCAAGTAATAAGATTATTCCTAATAATCCAAAACAATCTAATTTAAATGGAGCATACTTTTTCCTTTTCACTTGAATTCACATTCTACCATAATTTCAGTCAAACATGCAAGTAAGTTTATCTCTTGGTCGGCAACGAAGGCAATTTGATATTGGTACTTAGCAATAATAAGAACAGCAGAAGGAATGGTGCTAGGAACCAAGGAATCATAAAGACTATCATAAATGCGACGAAGAAGTACAGAAGAATCATTATCCAAGTTATTGACACACCATTTACGTACTTCTGGAAAGTTTTTTTCTTTGAGATTTTTAATGAGATCATTTACCTTTACATCAGAAAAATGTGCAAGTATTCCAGTATCTATTTTACCACTAACAGAATATCTTTGACACTCATTAAGAACTCTTCTCCAATCAGGGAAATGTTTATTAATAAGTTCTGCTAGGACTTTCTTATCAGTTTCAATCTTCTCTTCTTCTAATATTGATACCAGTCTATTGAAAAATGCTACTGCAATTTCTTGTTTATGTTTGCCCTTAATACCAAACTCAACCACAGCACATCTCGAATGCAAGGGTTCAATGATTTTATTTTTGTAGTTGCAAGTGAAAATGAATCTACAGTTTTTGGAGAACTCCTCAATAGACGCTCTAAGGAGGAGCTGTACGTCGGGAGTGGTATTGTCTGCTTCATCGATGATGATAACTTTGTGTTTCGACTCACTCGTGAGAGATACCGTAGACGCAAAGTTCTTGGCATTATTCCTAACAGTGTCAAGAAACCTGCCTTCATCCGATCCGTTAATGACATAAACATCAACTCCAAGTTCTGCACATAGTGCCTTTGCTACTGTGGTCTTACCACATCCAGCAGGACCAGATAATAATAGATTAGGCACTTCACCTTTATCTAGGAAATCAAGAAAAGTCTTCTTAATATTATCTGGTAAAATACAATCTTCAATAGTTTTGGGTCTATATTTTTCAACCCATAAAAAATCATCTCTCATAAATCATTCCAATGACGGATTACTCCTGCAATAATAAAACAATTAGTAATAAGATAAGTGAGAAAGATGCTAGATCGAACAAGGAGTACAAGATTATCATACCTCTTGGTCGATTCATCAGAGAACGAACCCAACGCATATTTCCAAACCCTCCACCATCTTATCATTACTCAAAAGTAGAATCAGGTTCTAAAGCAATATAATATGTCAAGTCTTGATTTTTACTAGTAAATCTAGATAATAGTTTTTGTGAAACCACAACGTTATAATTACCAGGCAAAATCTTAATATTCTCTACCTTAAAATTAAATGAGAATGTCCCTTCTGTTTCACCCACCACAATAGAGAAATCATTTGATGTTTCATTCTTCTTATCCCGAACAAGAACCTTAACAACACCTTCACCACCTACCACAGATAGATCAGATAGTTGATAGATTGCTGCTGCTTTAAGTAACTTATCTAATTGATCTGTGCTCAAGTCAAAAGTAACAGTCTCATCAGGAAGAGTGAGAGTTTTTTCTGGTGGAGTAACTATACAATTAGAATCAGCAAAGAAATACTTAGAACGAGATCTACCTTCCTTGATTACCACATAACTATCATCTTGAAAATCAAGATCAGGATTATGATGAAGACTTAATCCATTAAGGAATTGTCCAAGATCATAGATACCAAAATCCTTGGGAAGTTCTTCTTCAATTGTTGCTTCAGCAAGAATATTCTTCATCACACTAATGGTGCGAAGTTTTGTTCCCTGCTTAAAAAGAATAGACTGATTAATAGTCGAAAAGTTTTTAAGAAGTGAAAGAGTTTTATCAGAAAGTTTCATAACCACGGGTCGAAGTTTCATTGAGTTGCCCACTAAAATGATAAAGTAGGAGTGAGTAATGTAGTGCTTTTAGTATATCACGTTTTGCTTGCCCCTTCTTGTCATAACGACTTAGATACTTGATTGCGTTAGATCTACAGAATGCTTCTGCATCTCCTACGGATTCAATAAGATCAAGTGTCTGGACGTTATTATTGTTAGAAGTATAATGTCCACCATAAGTGGTAGAAATATAATCCTGAAGAGCTTTGATGGACTCATCTTCTTTATACTTTCTAGGATTGTCTGTTTCTATACCAGGTTTTGGTGTATTCATTAAATGATCAAACGAATCTGCATAATTGAAATCAGGAGGAATCTTTATATTAAGTTCCTCTGCTTTACCAACAACTCTATCTGCTCTTGCCCTATCCTTTGGATCAGTAAAAGGGTTTTCTCTGTCTGGATCATTACGAGTGTAATCATACCATGCATCAGAATGTTCGTAGGCATCTAAATTAACATCACTAGGAACATTCACAACCCCTTCATCAGAGGTATCTATTTTTAAATCATCTTTACTCATTTTATTCTCCTTAATAGGGAAATTTTCATCAAGTGTTCCATTCAATACGTCATAAGCTAGGCTCCATGCATTAATCATAACTCAACTCTCCTTATTTGGCAACTCAAACTCTGCATCCACTTTATCATATAGTTCAAGGAATGCTTGCTTTGTCTCATCATCGAAACGATTGATGCATACTTGAAGTGCTTTTGACTTATCCTTAAAGATAGAGAAAGCACGAACTATGTGAACCAATCTACGAGTACTGATGATCTCTTCGATACCACCATCATAGAATGTTTTACGGATGATGTCACCCCAATCAACAAGTCTTGCTATGAAGTTTGTATCTGTGACACCAAGATGAGAAGCAACACCACCAAGTATTCTCTTCTCTACAGATACAGGTGGATACTCCTGCTCAAAAGTTACAGGGAATCTCTCAAGGAATGCTTCATTAAGAACATTAGTTCCTATAAATCTTCCATCATCAGATCCTTTACCCTTTGTGTTTGCAGTTGCAACAACATTAAATCCTACCGCAGGTTCGACAAACCTACCGATTTTTTTGAGGAACAACCCTTTACCTTCAAGTATGGGTTGGA